CGTTTAATTTTAACTTACCTCCATTACTTCTTACGGTCACTCCACTTGTTGCAACTATTGTCGTTTGTCCTGCTCCGTATTGAGCCAAAAGTATTTGAGTACCTGTAGGAAATGCAATTGAAGAGTTCAAAGGTATAGTCAAGTTATTTGCACTCCCTACGTTCATTTCAACTAACTTATCCGCATCACTTAAAACAAGTGTATAAGATGCCGTTTGACGATTAGTTGTGATTAGTTTTGCAGTCTTTGAATCTACTTGTGTTTGCACCGAACTTGTAACGCCACTGACATAACCTAGTTCAGTAGACGTAACCGAAGAAACCGCAACCTTTCCGCTGCCGTCAGAAACTAATGCTCTTGATGCCGTTAAATCTTCGGTGTCAATAGTTGTCGCTGCCCCTGTGATAATTGCTTGTTTGCCACTAAATTGAGTTTGAATATTATCAGTTACACCATTTAAATATTGGAACTCGGTGTTTGAAATAGTTCCGTTTGCAATCTTTGCTGCGTCTATTCCGCTTGGTAAATCAGTAGCCGCAAGCTCATCACCAGCAGTTACTAAACCTTTTGCATCGTAGGTAATTTTAGTTTTTGTTGCCCCTGTGATTGCAGCGTTTTCGTCTACTTTTCCGTCTAATTGCGTTTGAATTGCAGATGTAACACCGTTCAATGTTTGAAACTCGGTATTACTTACACTTCCGTCAGCCAACTTTGCAGCGTCTATTCCTGTTGCTATTTTATCATTGCTTACAACACCGTTATCAATAGTCCAAGTCGCTCCACTTGCAGACACAGTTATATCTCCTTTGTCTCCGTCAGATATTCCACCGCCTCCAACTGTGATATTTCCGCTACCTAATATAGATTCGTTGTTAATGGTCTTGATATTAGTGCCGCTTACTAAGGTCGCTTGTTTACCGTTTAAAGCAGATTGTGTCGCACTTGAAATAGGCTTGTCACTGTCAGCAGTATTATCTACGTTACCCAAACCAACATCACCTTTAACAAGAGTAACTGCTCCTGTTTTAGAAGCAACACTTTGAACAGGTGCTTCACTTTTAATTTGAGCAATGCTTATTTTTTTGGTAGTAGATGCTGAGGTGTCAACGATAGGTAGAACGTCATCCGTTGCTATCGTAACTATGGCATCTAAGGCACTAATTTTTTTATCTGGCATTATAGTAAAATTTTTGAGTTATCTTCTTGAAGCAAGAAATCACCGCTTTCTAACAATAGGTAAGCGATTGTCTCAGGTGCTTCGATTTCGTATATTTTTTCGTTGAGTTCAACGGTGTATTCAGACCTTGTAACATCAAAGTCAACTTTAACAAGACCTTCTTCAACTAACTCGTTTGCAAGTTCAGGATTTGTGTTAACTGATGAAGTCTGAGCGTAGATTCTGTAAAGATATTCTCCTGCGTCAAGCGTAACGGTTGCACCTTCTGTAATTGCAAACTCGTTGTATCTTTCTTTGTAGCTTGAAGTGTCCGTTAAAATAAAGTTGTATTCAACTGCAGTTAAACGATGTTTAAGGCTAAATAAATAGTAAGGGTTAGAGATAGTGGTTTTCTCGGTTAAAGTCAAGTACCAATTCTTGCTCTCCGCCTTATTTATCTGTAGCATCTATACTTAAATAATAAAAGTCGATTTTTGGCAAATAAAAAAGGGTGACCGAAGCCACCCCTTTGCATGAAACAAACTATGAAAACTTAAATCGAGAGAGCAGTCACAACAGAAGCCTGTAATTTGTAAGGACTTTCAGACTCAATCGCACTAAGTGTAAAATTGTATCCATAATTGTCACCCATTGCAGTTCCTGTTTCAGAAGTCATAGCAGTGATGTCGCAACCGTATTCTTTTCCAACTAACCAGTAAGTACTATTGTTATCTTCTACAATACAGAATACTCTGTTTTGAGAAAGAAGTTTCAATTCGTTACGCTTAGTAGTAGCAAGTTTTCTCAAACGAGCAACTACGTCTGTTTGGTTAAATACAGTTCCGTTTTCTTGTGAGACGTTAGTAGTGGTAGTCATAGAACCCACACCCTTAGGCATTTCGTATGTGTATACGTTGCCTGATGCGATGGTGGTTGCTGTAACCTCTCCACCACTTACGGTAAATCCTGTTGCTGCAAAGTTAATCAAATGGATGGCTTTAACGCCACCTACTGAATCTTTACAGTCTAATACAAATCCCGAAGTTAGAGAGCAGCTCATATTCTATGATTAAGCTAATTTAAACTGAACGATTTGATCAGGGAATGCGAACTGAACACCATACTTCATGGTAGCACGGAAACGAACTTCATCGTTATCTTGGCTGTACCAGAATCTGTAATCTTCCTCTTCGTTAGCAAGGTCAGTTCCTACAAAGAAGTTGCTCAAACGACCTAAGAACATACGGTTAGTACCGTTCAATCCACCTACAGCAACCATTTTCACGTTTGTAGCAGGAATCATGATTTCCATTCCGTCGCTATCAGCAGCGTAGTGGAACAAGTTGTTGTTTCTAAGAGCAGTAGTGTACTTCTTGAAAGTATCGATACCTACCCATAAAACGATGTCAGAAGCGTCAGAGATATCAGCAGGGATAACGTTGTAGATATTGTCAATCAAATCGTCTACGTTTGCAACTGTGATAGAAGTAGCACTTGAAGTGTTACCAGCAACAGTAGAAGCAGAAGCAGCGTCAATCAACTTAACGAAACCGTCAAACTTATTAGTGTTAGGGTTAGTGTTGGTTGTTGCTGTGTCACCTTGCCACATTGCAATCTCTAACAATTTAGCGATGTTATTAGCTTTGTCTTGACCAATTTGCTCCTCGAAAGGTACTGAAGTTGGAGAACCTGCAGCGATTTGAGTTTGCATCCACTTTGCTTCCAAAGTCTTAGGACACAAAGTCTCTTCAACTTTGATTTTACCTACAGTAATGTTACGCTGAGAGAAAGTAGTGTTACCTGAAGCAGTGTAACCGCAACCGTCAGTTTGAAAGTAAACGTCAGAAGTAAGGATGTTCAAAGCCTCTGCAGACTTCACACCTACTTGAACTTGACCAGCAGCTTGTAAAATAGCTGCAGTTTTTGAACCAAACAAAGACTTAAGTACTAACTCTGTAGACTGCTCGTTGGTGTAATTTGCTAAGGCTGATACGTTAAATGCCATTTTTTTATTTATTTTTTAGGGTTTGTGCAATTTTCATGATGTTTGCGAACTGCTCCTCTTTCTTAGAAAGTTTTGCAGGTGCTTTTGTTGGTTCTTCAGATGGTAAATCTGCTACTTTTTCAACTAAGTCAACGGTCTTAGAAAAGATGTCTTTCATTGAGTTGAATTTAGCCTCTTGCTCTACGTTCTTCTTTTCGATAGCCTCAAGACGTGCTACTACTTCATTGAACTTGTCTAACAAAGAATTAAAAGACTCAACTGTTGCAAACTCAGTTGCTGCAACTTCAACTTCAACTTCTTCTTCAATTTCTACGATTTCGGTAACGATACCGCCTTCAGTAGTTACAAGCATACCGCCTTCAACTTCGTGAGTAGCGTCAGGAGCAGGAATAAGACCTTCGCCAGTTTGAACAAAGATTGCAGTACCTACTGCAAGTTCACCTTCCCATTCAATGATCGTGCCATCTACTAATGTGGCAGTTTCCATCTTCACCTCTTCGGTCTTCTCTTCTGAGAAACCTAACAAGGTTCTGATTTCTTTGATTACTTCTTTTGAATTCATTTTATATATAATTAGTGGTTTGTTTTTTTTGGCTCAATTTTTACCGTCCCATTGCTCCAACACTCTTTTCAATTTCTTCATCATAGCGTTGGCAATATTATCTTCTACGGTCTCTTCAAAGTCAAAGAATCCCTCTACTGAAAACCCTTTGAACTCACCCTCTTTTACTCTCTGCCATATAGACTCATCGTTTACTATGTAAGAAAGAAACCAACTTCCGTCTGCTACTTCTTCATATCCTTTTGGAGGCATTATGCCACGCTCTCTGTCAACTATGAATGACTCAAATAGAGAAAGTCCATTTACTGCTTTGTCGTGATGAATGTTTACTGCATCGTACTTGTCACCTCTTGCCCATTTCTTAGCAATTTCAAAAATGGTTTCTTTGTCAAATACCACGTAGTATTCACCTCTTGTTTCGTCGTAACGATAAATAGGTAAATCAGCAATCATTGCAGCACCTGATATGATTCGTTTCTCTTCGTTCTGAATCTCAAATCTTGCTTTTCTTGCCTTGCTAAGTTCCAACTCTTCAAGTTTGCGTTCAGTCCATCTCAACATCTCTTCTCCACCCCACAACAAATAAGAGATAGTTCCACACGCTTTTGTGTCTGATGGGTTGTAATATTCTTTAGCCCGAGACAAATAAGAATAAGTGCGTTTTATAGTTTGCAATGAAAGATTCTCTCTTGCTACTAATTGTCTTGCTCTGTTTTTGCCTACCAAAGTAGCACACTCATTTCCGATAGCCTCGTTTAGATTTATTCCTCTCTGTGCGTTTTGTGATGCTGCCTTTGGATAGTCGTTGAAGAATTCTTGTTTATTAAAGTATTGGAAATCTTTCTCTATTGCAGGATTAGTCACAAGTGACACGAACTCTACGCCTGTTTCATCTTCAGGATTGATTACTAATTTGTAAACTGGTAAATCCATTCTATTATAATTATTGATTGTTGTTTTTTGGCTTAGTTTAACCACCTAACACGCTTACATTCTGATTAGTCGCTGCTCTTCGTTGGGTTCTTGTGATGTCACCTTCTAAGACAAATACTCTGCGTTCTTGTGTCAAAATGTCTTGACCTTGTGGTAGTCTTGTAGTTGGAACTGATATACCAGCACTTGAACCGATTGCTGAAGATGGTGCTACTGATGACGGTGCAGAGTTTGGACTAAACTTAGTTCTTGAAATAGCAGCTACACGAGCAAGACCTGAAGCAATAGCAACACCTGCTGCAACCGCACCTCTTACGATTGATGACGGATCAGGGATAGGAAGAAACTGAGAGTTATACGCTAATTGTGCTGCATAGTAAGTATCTATTAATGTTTTTGCAATGTTAAACGCTTTCTGAGTTTTAAAGTACCCTTCTGATTGCTTTGCTTGGTCGCTTGTAAAAGCATCCATTAAATCTGTCAAAATAGAAAACCCCTGCTCAGTTAATTTTTGTTCTTGTTCAAGTTTAGCATTAAGATATGCTTTGTCTAAACCTATTCTTCTTTGTAGGTGTGCTTCTTGCTGTGCTTCGTTTAGTTTAGTAAATTCTTCTTCAGTTAATAGCCCCATAAAATAAGCATCTGTGACAAGCTCACGTTCTTTTTCAAACTGCTCAGCCATGTCTTTTTGCTTTTGTAAATAATCCTGCTTATATAGGTCTTTAGACTCTAAACTATATTGCTCTTGTAAATCTTTTACATCTTGTCTTATTTGTTTTTCTTGCTCAATCTCCTTTAAACGCTCATCAAACATTTTCTGATTAAAGTCTTGCTGATTCTTTAACTTTTCATTATTAAGAGCCTTTAATCGTGCATTTTCATTTGCCTGAATAATAAGAATGTTGTTACTTGCATCTAAAGCCGCTTTTTCTGCTTCTGTATATCCTTCTTCACCTTTTTTAAGAATTGCAAGTTTTTGATTTGCAAGTTTCTCTTCTTCCTTTGCTATCTCAAGACGTTTTTTAAATAATTCTGATTCACTATCACCTCTTGCTTCCATTACCGCAAGTTCTCTGTTTAGTGAATCAACAAGTTTCTCCTGAGTCTTAATAGCCTCTTCTGCTGCAAAGTTTGTAAGTCCTATGCTATCTGTAAAGCCTTTAAACTTTTCTTTTAAAGAATCAAATAGTTGACCTATCTGCTCACCGAACAAACCAACAACCGCAACCAAAGCACCGATACCAGTAGCAGCAAGAGCAAGTTTAACTCCTTTCAGAGTTTTAATCATGTTCAAGAAACCACTATTAATAGCCTTAATAGCAGGAGCAAACTCTTTTAAATCTCTAAGCCCTTGAGCAAATACCATTGCTCCCTGAACTTTGACTAAGACCTTGTCTAGCTCTTTGCTCTCTCCACCAAATAAAGCCATAGCACCTGCAGCAACTTCAAACCCTGCTGCAACTCCTTGAATAGCACCAAATAGTTTTTGAGTGTTGCTTCTGTTCGCGTCTACTGCCTGGTCTAATTGTTCAAGTTGACCTTTATATTCACCTGCTCTCTTGATTGCGTCTTTAGTACGTTGGTCGTTTATACCAAATTGCAGGGCAAGTGCTTCTGCTTCTCGTTGGGTTTTTGCAACTGCATCACCCAAATCTTCGTAAACTGTTGCTGCCTGTTGTACGGTTTGTATGCCGTTAACATCTACGTCTATTTTTACTGCGGTTTCTATTGTCATTTTTTTAGTTTGTTATTACCCAATATTGAGTGCCATCTGATACAACTTGATCAAAGCTATTTTTTGCATTTCTTGTAAGTGTTGTGTTGTCATCTAAAAGTATAGAACCATCTCCTGCATTTATAGTTACAGAGTGACTGCTTTGAGTCTTTTTGATAGTGTACATTTTCCCGCTATTTGCTGCAGTTGGTGTTGGAAGAGTTACCGTTATATTTCCAGCCGATGTATTGCAAAGTATTAGCCAATCTTCAGAAGTTGCTAAATAAGGACTATCAGCATTTGTGATGCTTGTAACTTTACCGCCCGACATCCAACTTCCCAAACATGGATAGTTTTCAATGTAGAGCCTTTCTGTGTAAGGTACGTTATAGTTGTCGCATCTTATAGCAGTCACGTTTTCGTAGTTGTCAGGAATGACTACACGCTCTGAACTTGTAACTACATTGTGACTACCGCCTATAGCATTTAGGTTTCCTACTACTACGTTTTCACCTCCTCTTCCTGTATTATTTCCGATGTATATTCCGCGAGTTGAAGCCCCGTTACTATTGGTTTTATTGCCAAATGGAATAAGTTCTGCTCCGCCCCCAGAGTTAATAGCATCTGAAAAGCCTAATTGCTTTTTTGTGCGTGAAAATGGTGGATAGTATTTAGCCAGTAAAAACTCGCATTCGTAAACATCGTCAATCAAAGGGTTGTAATCTGTAACCGTTTGAAGTCTCCAATATTGCCCTTCAAAGAAATAAAGGTTTGACATCTTCATTGTCTGCCAATCCTTCGGAGTTATTCTGAAATACCCTTTAAATATCTTTGAGTCTCTATCTGCTATCTCTGTGAGTGTTTTGTAGTAGTAAAGATTCACAAGATTCTGATTTGTGTACTCAATTCCTAACTTCGTGTCGACATAAACAGGCATTCCAAAGTTCAAATCGAAATTCATGTCTGCCGTGTCATCAATGTGAAGTGTTAACGGATATACATTTTTAATATCAGAAATAGTTTTGCCGCCTGAGTTGTACAAATAGTAGAACGGACAAGTTACTGCACCATAGTAGTAAAGTATTCTTAACTCACCTATTTGACCATCGGGCGTAGTACACATAGAATAGAACCTACGAGTTCCAAAGTCCTCGGTCATCATAGTGGGGACGAATGAAACCTCTATCTTTTTCTCTTGCTTTACAAAATCGTTGTCTATTCTGTAGGTACGTTCTCCGTAAACCTGAGCTGTCTGAGTTTTATATATTTCGTTCTCTTCGTCCTTGCCTTCTTTGTAAGTAAACTTGTACGGATTGCCTTGCAAATCTCCGTAAGGCACAATCTCATAAGGCTGTGAATAATCTAATTTTTGTGAATAGTCAACTGAACCAGCATAGAAGTCATCACGAGGAACAATTCGCAAAGTCTTTGAATCAAGTGTTGGCTCAATGTAAAGGTTAAACATCTTGATGAAATTCGTCAAGATTTCAGTTTGCGTGTAATCACCTACAAAGAACGAAGCGAAATCTACAGGGTTATCGTAAAAGAAACCTGATGCCGTGCTTAAGACATACCAATATGATTCAGGGTTTACATTAATCTGATATGCTGTTCTTGTTATCAGGTTATTGTCTTGAGCCAAAGAGTCGTAGAACTTTAATTCTACTTCATCACCTTGTATTAAAGGAACTATTGCTGAAGATGATTGCTCAAAAACTGCTTGATTAGATTGTATAGTAGTTTTTAATTCAATCTGATTCTTCATTACCCCATTGACCATAATTGCAAAAATTGTAAACGCTGGTCTATTATTGGTAGCAGTAAAGTTAAAGTTTCCGTCTAAGTATATACCGAACTCATAATTTGCTGATACAGGAGCAGTGTATTTATAGCTTGTAGTATTGTAGTTGCCACCGTTGTCAAAGTTGCCACCTGTTGAGTCATTTGATGCAGGAAATATGTCACCAACATTTCCATAACCTGCAGTATTTAAAGTAGTAGCACCTGTAACCTGAGCACGGAACATTCTTTCCTCTACATCTGCATCGTTTACATTAAAGCCATAGTTCGTGTAAGGTATAATTAGGTTTTTAAAGCGTGTGCTATTAAAGAATGAATCTCCTGTGTATCTGTAGCCTTGATTTTCAAATATCTTGTCTACTACGGTTTTTGCGTACAGACATGGCGTATGGTCAGCGACAGACCACTCATTAGAATTGTAACCTTTAGTTTCTCTTTTGGGAAACATTTGAGAATAAACATAGCCTCTACCTTTTTCAAAGGTTACTCCTGTGCCATTTACGATAATCTCCGTGTCCCAACTATTGATGACATTGGTTCGGTTTAAAACGTGATTATACTCGCTGAAGTCAAGATCAGATAGTTTAAGGTCTTTTATATTGGTAAATAGGTCAGCAGTCTCACCGTGAACCGTACACACATACTCAATGTCATTCGTTCCTTTAACAGTTACCTCAGTCAATCTAAGAAAGCCTCTGAGTTGCTCCATGCCGTTTGCAATGATTGTGCATTGAGCCTTTTTGTTTACTTTGAAATCGGAAATCTGCTGAATGTTTCCTCCGATTGTAGACTTGCCAACCTCAAAGAAAGCATTAAAGAACTTGTTATTTACTTTCGTACCGGGAAGAGTAAATGACTTTGACCAATCACTAGTTCTTTTCTCAGGCTCTCTTATGTCAGCTATTTGTCGAGTGATTAATATCTGTAAGTCACCCCCTACTTCTAATTGTAGACCTTCCGCTATTATTTCTATCATCTGCGTTGTGATTTGTCCATTGCACTTACTTCAACTTCTAAGGTCAGATTAAACACCTTGTCATTGACATGGTATTTTCTTTCGTACTCACTTGTCCTGATGTTGACCGCTTTTAGTGTACCGTCATACATCCAAACATAAGGACTGCCTATTAACTCTTTTAACCAGTCAGCCTCAGCCTCTGTAATAAAATTAGAGTTTAAAGTAAATCGTGTTATTTCGTCTGTGTAGTAGTCCGTTTTCCAATGGCTTTCTGAGTCGTAAGTGTAAGTGATTGCCGTGTTGTCTAAAGTGTATGGATTTCGATTGTACGACTTTCGATTGTAGTTTACACTTTGTCGTCTCAGCATATCAAATCGGAATGATTCAACACCCCCTAAACGATTCAAAAAGTATAAATCTACGTTGTCATACTTTGAACATCGGTCATCAATGGTAATTGTGTACGGACTTCCTATTGTAGTTCCTGAGGAATTCTTAGGAGTGATAGTGTAGGACTTTGTTCCAACAGGTATGCCACCTGGTATGTTTGCCCCAATCGGAAAACGAGTAATGTCCTGAGCCGTTCCAGTGATAGTCGTAGAACCACTTGGACTAAAAACAACATCCAAACTATTAAGTACACCAGCGTGAAGAGCGTAGAGCCAATCTTTTTGATCAATATAAATTCTTTTATTTAGGTTGTGTGTTAAGAAGTTTGCAGTCGAGCCTGTTGCCATTCTGTAGTCTCCTTCGACATAGTTCATTAACTCTTCAGGGCTTAATGCAGCATTCCAAACTTTTCTAACAGATTCGTTAGTTACTCCTGTAGATAACACTATCGGAGATGTTGCCCCTGTGCTATACTCGTAGCCAAACTTTGAAGTATAAGCAAAAACTGAATTATTGCAGCCACTTGCTGCACTATCGTTGTAGTCCCAATCGTAACTCACATAGTTTTCAAGGACACGACCAATGTTAAAAACACCCTTGTTTGTACTATTGTAGTAAATAGGTGCTTTAAGCATTGTGATTGAAAACGGAACGCCTCCACCGTAGTCCTGAATTACGCAGTTGAATCTGAAATTGAACTGAGAATAAGTGCCTGAGGCAGATTCTGACACGACATAAATGTTGTCGTTGTATGCAGGGAGAAAACTTGTGCCTGATGTTGGTTGGTGCTTGAAACTTAAAGCCATCTATACATAAATAATTTTTACGTTAAAGTGTCCCAAATCAAAGCAATTCATTTAAACAAGCACACACATAAGATTCAAAACCTTGTTGTGCTGCCTTTTCAAGTCTCTTCTGTTGTTGTCGTTTTACCGTTATATGGAACGAAAGAGTATTCAAAAACTCCTTTAATGACAAGTTAAGAATGATATCCCATTCATTACGTTTTCCCCCTGCTAATCGGTCAATGAGTCCAAGCCATCCGAAAGCATCTCCTTCATCTTCGCTTCCTTCTCCTTCAAATAAATTAGGGTAGCCTCTAATAACTTCGGATAAAGTTGAGAAAAAAAAACCGCATAATTGTAGAAGTTCACCAATGGCAAATCTGCAAAGTCTTTTACCTTTTGTTCGTAGTCATCTTCTTTCTTGCGTCCAAAGATATTTACGGTATAAGACAGACAAGCAATTATCTCAGGCAGCACTTCAATCGTATCTTTCTTCATTAACTCCTGCAATTCGATGAAATGGTGAGCCTTCATTTCCTTAGCAGTTTTAACGAGTCTGTATCGTTTGCCTTTGTGCTTAAAGGTAAACTTTAATTTGCTCTTTGGTATCTCTTGAAGAAACGTAAGGTCAATAGCTTTTAATTTGTCAAGTGTCCATTGCTCTACTTCTTCGTAGGGCGTTTCTGTGAGAATAGACACAACCCATGCCGTTCTTTCAATAGGGTTGCAGTCCTTGTCTATCTCGTTAATCTCTTGTAGTTTTTTGATTGTAATATTGTTCCAGTTAAGCATAAAAAAATAATCCTTTTTTGTTGTGTTGTTTGCAATCCCACGCTAAAGCCAACGACATTACGCAGTCATCGTGAAGCCCTTGTGGTGCAGTATATTTTACTCCTGTTCGCGAGTATTCAAATTCAAAGTTACGCATTTCATCAGCAATATTACCGTCAGGGAATCCGATTTGCCTCTGTTGTACTGCCATCACTAAGCCCTCGATTAGTTGTTGTTTGCTCTGAGATGTGAATTTGAACCCTACTACTCTTGGGTGCTTACGTTGTAGCTGCTCAACGATTGGATCACCAACACCGGTAGAGTCTAAATAGGTCGGAGTGTTTCCGATTAAGTTGGAAATCTTTGTCATTGTCTGTGACCAATCCATTTGAAACCTCTCAAAGTGACATACATTGCCTTGTTCGTTTAGTCCTATGATTACCGTCCAATCCGTATATTTTGCTAAGTCAATGCCGTATGCCGTAACTACACCCGATTGGGTAGGAATTATACAGTTTTCTATATTATCGTACCCGAAAGGGTTTGAATTGTCATCAGCAGGTTCTGCAAGGTATAGTTCTTTGAAAACGTAATCAGGTAGGTCACGTTTTGCCTGTTCTATTTCCTCTACATCTAAGATGCCTTCTTTCGCTGCATCGTAAGCCGTGATTTTAAAATACTCAAGATTAGGTTCGCCTCCTTTGGCTTTCTCTCCCAATTTGTAAAACCAATTCTTTTTACCTTTGACGTTACCGATTAGTTTGCATTTCCCTTTGGTTGCAGTCAACGTAGAACGTAAAGCGAACCAGGATTCTTCTCTTGCTCTACTTGCCTCGTCAAATACTGCTGCATAGACATCGTCACCGTATAAGTTATCAGGTTTCTCTGCAGATTTAAACTCTATTCGTGAGCCTATGGGTGTAGTTAGTACAAGTTTAGATTCATTGCTCTGGAAGAAGTCACGAGAGTTCACTTGTGCTTTCATTCGCCTAAATGCAATCTCCGCTTGTTGGTATACAGGAGCAACCCACCAAACCGCTTGGTTTTCTTTTAGTTTCAATGCCTCTTCAAACAACCAAATTATATGAGATGCAGTTTTACCTGTCTTAGTAGATGCTGCCGTAATTGTGTAACGTGCAGGACTATCTAAGATGGCTTTCTGATAACTCGTTAAAAATGGTCGTTTGTAGTTTATTTGCATACTTTCTGTAACAAATCTATTCTCTTTTTGTTAATCTCTTGGATGTTGTGATGCTCGTTGCAGTAGTTGTAATTAATCAATCCTACCTCTTTACTTTTACCGCTTTCTATCAGTTGAGTTAACGGTGTACTCCAATCGTTATTCTGCACAAAGAAAACTCCTAAATTACTTTTGTGGTTCGTGTATGGCTCTACACTTGAAACTAAAATAGGTCGTTTGTAAGCAGCAGCCTCAACTATCTTCAACTCTGATTTGTAGCGGTTAAATGTCTGAGCCGTCAAAGGTGCTAAACAGATGTCAATCTCAGAATAAACCTCAGCGTATTTGTCAGGCGTTGTCCCTACTCTTGTTTCAAACCAACTTGGGCGGTTCTTTTGGCTCTCTCCTGTAATGGCTTTCTCCATCTCTGCCCACATTCTACTATTTTCGTGATGACCACCCATTATAAATCTATAGCCGTACTTCTCACAGATAGGTCTTATTTGACCACTTAGCAACTTGATGTCTTCAACGTGACTTATTCCACCAACCCAACCAATCGTTGCTGTATGGTCTTTATTTACGTTCCATTGAGGCTGTGTGAAGTCTACTGCGTTTTCAGCTATTGCAATGTTGTCGCCTTTGTAAAACTCCTTTATCTTTTCAGCAAGTTGTGGAGTCGTAACTTGTACGCCATCGGCATAGGTTAAAGCGTTCTTAACTCCGTCTTTAATGTAAGCACGATAAAACTTGTACGCTGGGTTGTACTTCGGAAGTACCCAATAGTCATCAAGGTCAACGATGTAAGGCACTTTGTATTTTGCAAGTAGCGGAAGAATATTGTACTGATACCTTCCTAACCAACGATTGAAAATAACGCAGTCGTATTGCTGATAGTCGAGGTTTACCCAATCTGCATTATTCAAGCTGACATCAACAGTAATGTCGTGGTCTTGCTGCAAACGAAGATAGGGAGTGTACAATCTATGAAAGGACACTCCATTCGCTCCGTCAAGTAGACAAATTACTCTCATTAAAAGGGTTTTTTTGGCTTTTGCACTGCAACAGAGTGAGTAGCTTTGCTCTTCTCGTTCTGTGCTTTCAGTTTTTGTACACGCAAACGTACATCACCGTATTTGTTTACTTCTAACTTGCCGCTTTTAATTGCTTCATTTAGTTTCTCGATGTTGATGCTGACGTTCATTCCGTACTGGTCTTCCCATCCGTTACCTAAGTAAGTTGTTTCCATTTCGTTTATTTTTCTTTTATTTCGTTTAAGAATTTTTTAATGATTTCATCGGATTCGTTTAAAATATACAAACTGTCTTGTTGACGAAGCCATTCAATAAAATTTTCTAATAGTTCTTTATTGCTCATTTGTTCTTCTCGTTTAAAATATTCGTTTATAATTGTATCAAGTGCTATTCCTATCTGTGTTGGGTTAGGCATTTCTATGTCTTCGCCTCGTCTCCAATCGTTGTAGTAGATCAGAAGAATGATTGCTTCTTTTTCGGTCATACCTTTTTTTTATTAACCTGGTCAAAGAAATCTAATTCATCATTAAGACGTTTTAAAAAGTTTTCTTCACCATCATCTCCTGACAATAACCAATCTATTCGATGGGCGTATATCTGTGCTTCTCGTAGAATGTTAACCGCTTGTTTAAATCTCTTTATTACTACTCTTGGGTATTTGTGATGATTTTTGTCTTCAGGGTTTCTCTCAAGCCATTCTTCATCTATCCAAGATTGCTCTTTAAGTTCTTCTTTAGTTTTTGGTTTTCCGTTCTTTTCAATAAGTTGTTCTATTTTGTCGGCAATATATCCAATCTTATATTGGTCGTAATCAAAGTGTCCTCCGCTCATTAATCTAAGTTTAAAGTTACATTTATTACTTTCGCTTCTACTGTAGCCTCTACTGATTCTTTTGGTTTGCCGTATACTCTCGATAGCAAAGTATCCATTGAATATAGTGAGCCTTTCTCGTAGCTCTTTATTATAGCCTTTGCAACTGTCTTTTCAAGCATGGTTGCCTCATCGTTTTTAAGCACGTCTTTTATTTGCTTTTCGTCCATTGACATTATGACCTGAATAGAATCGTTCACCTGAGAAAGTGAGTAGCCGTTCTCTTTCATCAGAGTTGTGAACTTTTTAGGTCTGCCGTTAGGATTGTTTGTCTCTCCTTTTTCAGGTACTTTTAAAGTCCCTCCATTTCTTCCTTGAATCTCTTTCATTACTTTGTACTTACTTTGTAATTACAGACTTATTCCCTTTTCAAAAAGCATTTGTCTTAGTTGCTCCCTTGTGTCTTCAAGTAGGGCATATTCGTTTTCTTGAAGTTCGCTATACTTGATTTTCTGACGTAGAAACTCATCGAATTCGCATAGGACACAAAAGTAGTCAAATCCTTTGTTTGCAAAGTTGTATTGTTCCTGGTCTTCAGGTAGTTCAAATTCTATTGTTGCTTTCATTTTCTTTCGTTCATTTTAACTTATTTCTAACGTCTTCACCAAATAACTCATATAATTTTCTTTCTTCAACAATTTCATTTCTATTAGATTTGTTTTTGTGAAACCAATTATGACACTTAATACAAAGATTCATTAAATTTCTTTTATTATGTAAATGTTCGTGCAATGGCTTTTCACTTCTATAAATTACATGATGCATTTCCCATTTATATGTTTGATTTGTATTACATCTCTCACAAAATAAATAACCATACTTCAAAAGCATATCAGATCTTAATTCATTTCTATTTCTTAAATATAATTTTTGACCTTCATCTGTTCTTGAACTTGCCCTTGTATACATACCGCTTTTAAATGCAGGATTATTCATACCTGTTCTTTTTTCTGTTGATTCTTTATTCCATCTTCTTGTCCTTTTAGATTTCATGTTTTCTATCCTGCAATTTGCAGAGCAAAACTTATCCAAAGAAGTGTAAGGTGTAAATTCTTTATTGCAACATTTACATACTTTTATTGCTGGTTTTTTTGATCTATTTTGTGCTTCAACTTTTGATTTACATTTTTTTGAGCAATATTTATTAATTACTGATTTTTGTTGAAATTCATTATTGCAATAAACACATTTCATTTAACAAATATACGCATTAGTTGTGACATATCTACTGCGTTCTAAATATATTTTAACGTATTTTTTCATCTAAAAAAATATCAAAGAGTAAATCTGTTGGCACTTGTGACATTCCTTTGCTTTCAGAACACCAATAGTAAATGAAGTCGTGTTCATCGCAGCAAGTCCAATGATTCTCAGCAATCCACTCAGCGAATTTAATTTCAAACAACATAATGTACTATTAGTTCATTTTTTTCTTAAATAATAAACTCCACTTTGTAGGCTTTGACATCTCCAGTAATAGAGTAAATCCGCATTGCTCAAATAAATGCACCCAATGTGATACAGGCTTTATGTTGATGTGTCCCCATTCTTTATCGAAATTAGAGTAGTGAGGCGTGGATGAGAAATGAAAGTAGTTGCACTTTAGATTAGCTAAGAAAGGCTTTAACTTGTCATCTTCAATATGCTCCATTACTTCTATGCAACTTACAAAGTCTGCCTTGATTTTCTTGGTTGTAAAGTCACAGATATGATATTCATCTGCTACGTTTCTTTCGTGGGCGTATTCATAGTGATGTTCATTCAGGTCGTAGTAAATAGTCTTAATGCCTTTCTTCTTCATTGCTAAACAATAAGCACCTACGCCACCTCCTAAATCTGTGTGTGTTTTAATATCTAACAAAGTTGTGATTTCATTTACAACATCGTCATACATATTTACAAATGATGGATTATCTAAATGGATGCCGTTTCGCATCTCGTAGTCAAAGCATTGCTGATTATTCCAAGTTCCGCCGAATGAGTTCATATTCTCTTAAAAGTTGTTTTGTTGTTTTTGTTTCTTTTCCGTTGCTCCAATAACTAACACCTCTCACGATGTCGTATAAGACATACGAGTTGTGTGCTAGGTACTCAGCGAATTTAATTTGCTCTTCTCTTTCTTTTTGGTTTTTGCTCATCATCTGCAATAGTAGCTGCTTGTATTTCTTGTTGGGCTTCTGCTCTTACAATTAACGAATAAAGTGACTCGACAAAACAATTAGAGCAGGTAGGCATTGGTCTGCCCATCTCTCTAAAATATATGTCTCTTACTTTTACTGAGTCCTCTGGTGATAACCTCATAAAACCACTATGCTTCCATTTTGTGAAGTGTGGTTGAATTTCGGTGATAATGTAGTTTATTTCTTCTTGTGTCATAAGTATTTATTTATAATCGTTGAACTTGCTGCTGCTAAAAATGCTAAGGGTATACCCTCAATCGAATGAAACCAAAATAGGGTAATCCAAAACGATAGACACAACTCACATGATAAAGGTTTCTTGAATCTGTAGCCAAACTCACGCACCCAAATTATGCTCATCGATGCTATCCCCATAATTTGCAACAAGTCTTTCATTTATTTCTTTTTTTATTGTGTTAATTACTCTGAGTATTTCCTGTCTACTTATATCGGTTGCTCTGCTGATGCTCCTTGCTGATCGTGGTTTGATTTCAAGTTTCGTATCGCCTTCACAGTACAATGTCCAAATCTTTTGCTCATACCACTCTTTACTACTTACAATGTCATCAATAGTGCTATATAGTGCCTCTTTGTACATCGAATCATTCTCTTCTATTATTTCAACTCCTTCTGTGTCATATAGTCCTATTGGTTTGACAAAGTTCTTTGAGAAGTTAGTGTATTTGCCATAATACTGATTTAAACAGATGCGAATTACAAAGCCTTCCCAATATCCGCTTTTGTACTTTTCTTCTATCCATTCGTCCGTCTTTTCGCATAGAATTACAAATAGTTCCTGATATAAGTCGCTTGAAAGTTCACCTGCAATCTTTATGCAGAACTCACGCAGCCAGGTAGACTGCGTTAGCTCCGATATTATTTGATGCTTTTTGATTTAACAAATTTCTTTTTAATTTGACCAAAGTTATCAATATTGTTTCCACACTATCTTAGTTGTAAGTGATTCGTCAACTGATACTAACTCCCATCCTAACTTAGTGTACTTTCTCCAGTAGTAGATGACTTCTTCTTCATTGTTAAGACAAATATGGAGATATTCTCGTGACCTCCTCAAGGTAATTGTCAGGAATCGCATTTAGTCGTGATTTAATTCTGTTATGCATTGCAGTTTCAAACTTCATGTTAATGTCTAAATAGTCTCCTATCATATCTCTGCCGTGAATGACTGTTGAGTGATCACGGTTTAAAAATAGACCGATTTTCTTTAAAGACTGATTTAGTTCGTTGTATGCAAAGAAACAAAACATTGCTCTTGCAATTACATACTCACGCTTCCGTGAACGAGAGAAAAAGTCTTTAGGTATCACGTTAGACTCCTGACAAACTATTCTAAGTAGTTCATCAAAGTTCTTGTCTACCTTTTTTGTTTTCTGCTCAGGCTTAAGAATCATTTGTCTTAACTCCTGAATTTCTCTCTTAGCACTTTCAAGTTTGTTCTCGTAGGTTGTTTTTAAACGAGTGTGTGCTGCTTTTAGTTTAATGTATTCGTATTCGTAGTTCATATTATTTCTTTATAACGTGTGTATCTTCCTTCAAATGACATGGGTACTACTCCGCATTGCCCGTGTCTGTTTTTTGCAATAATTAATTCAGCGTCCATTTCAATCTCAGGTCTTGTGTCCTCATAGTAACTTGGTCTAAATGGAAATAGAATAACGTCTGCATCCTGTTCTAACTGACCACTTTCTTTTAAGTCTGAAAGTGTTGGTTGAGTCTTTGCTGATTCTTCTCTTTTTAACTGAGCAAGAGCAATGATTGTAATTCCTAATTCTTTAGCTAACTGTTTTAATCTTTTACTTGCATCACTTACCATTTCGTACCTGGTCTTTCCGTGTCCTTCAATTAATTGCAAATAGTCAAGTACAACGACATCTAAACCAAACTTTACTTTGTGTAGTCTTATCTGTGCGGTAATGTGGTCTATTTTTCTATTATTAGCGTCTATGATGTGAAAATCTTTACCAAGTGTATACATCTGTGTTGAAATGCGTTCAATGTCCTGTAATGTCATAGATGCGTTTCTGATTTTGTAGTTTTCAATCTGAGCAAAATAACTGATGTATCTCTGTGCTAATTCTTCTTTGCTCATTTCAATAGTGTATAATAAAACATTTGCCCATTTGCAGCAGTCAACTGATAGTGATAAGCCTAATGCAGTTTTACCCATACCAGGACGACCACCTACAATAATTAAATTTCCTTTGTGATAACCACCAATGAACTTGTCTAAGTATCTCCACCCGGTACTTATGCCTTGCAAATTTGTTCCCTGTTCAACTGCCTTTGTAATTACGTCTAACACACCACCTGCAACCTGAGATATTGTATAAGAACGGTCTAAAACTGATATGCGTGAACGCTCTAAAATCTCCATTAATTCATTCTGTATAATATCAATGGGTTTGCGTTCATCAATGGTCATGATGCCATCGATTAATATTTTCTTTTTGTAGTCAAGTTCTAAAATAAGTAAATCTCTTTCTATTGACTTGTCAGAACATAGAGCAGTAAATATCTGAGATAATTCAAATGCTTTTGTCGGAAACATCTTGTATAAAGCATTTACAGATATAACGGTGTTTGAATGGTACATATCTTTCATTGCTCTCATAATGTCTTTGTGAAAGCCTGAGAACCATTCAGGATCTGTTTTACCTATAAAGGCTTTTGCGTAATCCGTCTGCATCATTGCAGATATCACATTTATTTCAATCATTTAAATTAAGTTTAGAGTAAGACTTAGATACTTTTTCGTTTTGTTTTGACTTATAAGGCAATTCGTCTTGCCACTTTTTTAGATTTATATATTTTTCAAAATAAGGTAAAAATTGTAACTTATCATTATCTATATGATTTTTAACGTATAAAGGTAAATGTTCTTC